GGCAACTCAAAGATGATCCCGAGCCAGAATATGAGCGTTATGACTAGGCTCAGATACTCACTAATGCGAATGGTCGGGACAGCGATGCCCTCGCCAAAGTGCAGCAGGAAGGCGATCCCGACAGGGAGCATGAGGAAGTAGGCAAACGACACCCCGGCGAGATAGCACAGGAGGATCGCTGGCAGGAACAGGGCGACAAGCCGTCGCTCACTACGCTTGAGCAACGGGCGCACCAGGTAGAAGATCGTTCCTACCAGAACGGGAATAGCAAAGACCACGCCGCCCACTACCGACAGCTTGATGGTCGTACTAAGTATCTCGGTGGGGCTGATGTAGACAGGAAGCCCCTGATGGGGACTGAGCATCCCGTCAGCCGGGGCGGTCAGCCACCCAAAAATCGTTACGCGGAAGTACCACGTAAGACCAGCCCCGGTCCCAAACGCTAGGAGTACCCCTAGCAGCCCGAAGCGTATCCTCCGGGCGAACCGCGTCATTCTTAGACCGCTGCTTTAGCCTTCTTTGCGACCGTTTCTGCGGCAGCAGGAGCGTTGCGGCGAGCACGGTTTGTTGCAGTACGCCAGAGCCAGCCTCCGCCGCCCAGCATAAACACAATGGCGACAACTGCGATTCCGCCTAATACCCATTCATTCATATCTGTTTCTCCTGAAACTTACTTACGTTCACGCTTCGTGCTGGTGATGGAGTCTAACCGATCCTCAATAGCACCGGAGCCTCGCTGGAACTTACGCACGAGAGACGTGAATTTGCCCATGCCTGACTGCGTGGTCACAGCCGACACGGTTCCGACAAAGAAAATGGGACGGATGACGTTCATCACACCACTGGACACCCCGCCTAAAAAGAACTCCAGGATGCGGACCACGATGATCCCACCCAGTACGCCCCCGAGTAAGGGGCCAAGCAACCATCCCATACGTATTACCTCTTCGGTCGCTTCTCGTCTTTGTCTCCAGCGAGAGCACCAAGAAAACTTTCGACCGCAGCGAAGCCACGACTCGTAACGGTCGCTATCCCTGCTGCCCGAGCGTTGTCCACGATCCCGATAAACCGATCCTTAACATCGTTGAGGGACATCAAGGCTTCCTCTACTTCTTCCGTTACCTCTTTTACCGGCTCCTCTTCGATCACCTCGCTTACTTTAACACCCTCGACCTCCTCGACCTTCTCGACCGCCTCCTCCACTGGCTCCGGTGTCTCGTTCTCGTTCACCATCTAATCATCCCCTTGCTTATCCTGGGACGAGGCGTCCTTCTCGCAGTCACATGCAGGGGCTTCAGCTTTCTCTGCCTCTAGTTCGTCTATCCGACGACTCATCGCCTGTGCCGTAACTGCCTGTGCAAATGTCGGATTACTGTTGAGTACGGCATTGATGTCTGCCATCTCGACTTGTACTTCAGCCATGTGTGTCTCCTATCCTGCCTTGTCCATCGCAGCCTTCACCGCTGCCAGTTCGGATACAATACCCGCTGATATTACTTCCATTTTTGCAGCTTTCGCCTCTAGTATCTCGTCAGTTGGATCACTGTCCGCAGCAGCACGGCTTTCAGCAGTCAGCAAGTCTATGTGTTCTAGTTCGTCCTTGAATCTGTTGTACCTAAAGGTTGCAACAAAAGCGGGTGTATGTATCTTTTCGGCTTCACTCCTAACGGCAGGGGTTTCTTTGCTAAGATCATCCCCCGGTTGTATGGTGCGCCGATAATACTTCCCGTCTGTTATTTCAAGCAGTTGAATAAATCCACTGGAAGTGACTTTGAAACTTGTAGTAGTCATAACTCTCCTAAACCCGGTAATGCCCTTGAATCGACATTCTGCCATCAGCAGACCATTCATCAATAGTCATTAACGACGGGCCACCTGTACCATCCCAGAGATAGAGTTCCATATGCGAAGTGTTAATGGTTACAAATCCCCCAACTTTCGTACCGGATGCTATCGCCAACCCACTAGCGTAGCCGGGAACAATAGCTGTGTCGTTCCGAGTGTCGTTATTTGCCGCAAACGGAAGTCCTTGTATCTTCGCTCCATGCCCTCCGGTGAGTGTGCCGAGTGAGGTCGTAATTAGATTCAAGGTAAAGAACACGATGTTCCCTATCCTTGTGTAATAACCAACCTGCTGAGAATAAGATGCCTCCGTACCGTCACCGCTGTTGTCCGCAAGCTGTGGAGTCCAAGTTCCTTCTTCATACCAGTCTAGGATTGCGGACGCTTCACCAGCGGCTCCCGTATTTGCAGAGAAGTCGATACCCTTACCTGCCGTGGCGACAACCACATCCCCGCTGGTGACAGTTGCATCACCGACACCGTTGATCGTGGTAGCCGTTAGCGCAGCGGTGGCAAAGGTTCCACCAGCAACAGTCAAGGTATTCGCATCACTTTCCGTGATGGTCATTTCACCGTTGACCCAGTTAATGACACCTGCGGACGCCAGATGCAGATCAGACCACCCAAGAGAGGTTGTACCTAGTGCAACCCCATCATTGGTTGTTGGCTGTAATGCGTTTTCAACTAGCTCAACTTCATTGACGTTGTTCACCCTGAGAATAATCTTGTTATCCGTAGTGGCGAAGTCGATTAGGTTCTGGGTGTCTCTACCAATCTTTGCGCCCGTATTTAAGATGGTAGTAATACCTGTCTGCGCCCCTGACACGCTTCCAGCAGCAGCCCACGTTGGTGCGGCTCCAGCACCGCCCGACGTTAACACCTCTCCGTCGGACCCGTAGTTGGCTCCACCGATCCCAAGTTCACCCTGCGACGTAAATCGGAACTTCTCAGTTGCCGCTTCTGAATGACCTGTGTAAAAGATCATGTCGGTAGCGTTTACAGAACCGGAAAATGTTCCTTGTGCGATAGCCTGAATAGAGGCAGCAACCGTGATTGCATCAGTTCCCCCCGCTTCGTGGGGAGCCTGGAAATCAATCTTGCCAAGAACGTCATTAGCGTTGATGTCCGTGAGCGATGTAGCTAGAAGCAGCTTGCCCGTACTGGTAGTTGCATCAGCAGATGCGCCCATGATCCGTAGTTGATCTTCGCTTTCGTCCCACTCCATGTATGCCCCGGCAGACGCACCGAAGAACTTAACGTCCTTACCCGTGTCATCTACACCGACTGTCACGGTTTGTGCAAACGTGACCCCACCACCATCAGCAATAGTTATCGCATTGTCACCGTCTGTGTAGCCAATATTTGCTGTCTGAAGTTCACCTGAAACCGTAACGTCACCGGCGAACACGCTCGCACCGCCGCCAGTCAGTTTGAGTTGCTGGACGCCACGAGCGTAGAAGTACGTGTCACCCGCAGAAGCGTCGAACAACATGTGCGCTTCAGAGTTGCCGCCACGATTCGTCAGGAACATCATGTCACCGGATGCGGTGATGTTCGATGCGACCAGCGAGTTAGCGGCTACACCGGGGTGAACCGATGTGCCGATGATTAGGTCGGTGATCTCAAGGTTCGCAGCAGCAGCCGTGCTGCGGTTACGCACGAGAATGTCCGCACCCGTACCAAGAGCAAGGTCAATGTCATCAGCAAACTTGAGGTCTGTGCTTACAGTGGCAGCAGCCGTGATGTCCAGCGTGTCAGCAGCGGCGTCACCTAGTACCAGGTTTCCGTTGAGAGTCGTGGTTCCGCTAACGGTGAGCGAGCCAGCGGTAACGAGGCCGGTTGTGGTAATTGCGTTGTTTTGCAGGTCAAGAAGCGCACCCGTCAGCGTCATCTCGGTTGCGAGAGACCCGCCCGTCATCACGTCCCACTCAAGTCGCCCTGCCTCAGACCCGTCAGCTACAGTTGTGCCAACCCATGTGAACTTGCCTGCGGTCCACTGTTGAGGGGTAGAGTTGGCATTTGACAACTCGAAGTTGATATAAGCCTCATCGTCATCAGAGGGTTCCTGTGCGGTCTCTACTCCGCTGGACTCAGTAGAGGGACGGAAGCCGAATACCGCAACTAGAGATGTGTTTGTGTTTTCGGTGGAAAAGACTTCCAACCCGGCAGTTGTAGCCGCTGGGTTACGTGCCTGGAGTGACGTGACCTGTACTTCTGCAAGTGAAGACCACCATATCTGCTCAGACCCGTTAACAATCTTTACGTCAAATCGCCCGAACCCGGAGTCAGCAATAGCGAACTGTCCGCTCGTAAAGGTAGAGTCTTCAGTTCCCCTTGTTGGAGTAGTAGTTCCGATGTTGTAACTATTTGCGGTGACACCTGACGTAATCAGGTTGCCTGAACCGTCTCTTAGTACGCCTGCAAACCGGACACCCGTTGTAGGTTCGGCCATTTCTATACTCCTCGAAGGGCTTCTAACGGTCCACGGCCACGCGTTCCTGCGATAGCATCACGAACTGCTGCGTCAGCACGTAGCTGCGCTTCTCTTTCCGAAATGAACTCCATGCGGAGTCCGCTCTTTTCTAGCTGAACTCGTTGCATCCGGTCTAATGCAAGACTTCCGAACGGCGGCGTGTGAAACCGCGCTCCCTGCACGTTGATCCCAACTCTCGGAGTAAAGATAACAAAGTCGGGAATAATCCCACCTCGTTGAGTCCTGCCCCCGAATGTGCTGGTCTGGTACTGGAAGTCTACCCCTTCTTTCCGACCTGTACGAAGAATCGCTCGATAAACGTAATACTCAGGATCGCTCCCAGGCCAAGAATCGGGAACAATAGGAAGTAATCTTCCTTGCGGTCCTCGTTCTTGCTGCGTCGTCATCGGTCAATACTCTGTCGGGGTTCTCCAAACTCGATGAGAACACGGTTTGACGGTATCCCAAGATTCCCACTTCTATCGGAAACCTGAAGATTCAAAACGTCCATGTAATAGTTTTGCGGGTTGTTCGTGCCGTCGTCGCTACGCCACGTAACCTCGACAAGAGGATTCGAGTATCGAGCAGCAAGCAGGTTCTTGACCTGTTGTGAAGGCGGAACCCCGGCAACCGTTCGCTCAACCTTGATAAGCGCACGCACACCAAAGATCGCAGGAACACGCTTGCGATAGGTCAAGAACATCTTGTGCAAGTCAGGGGTCGCCGTGACCGTAGAGTCACGCGTCCACGTAACCCTGAACTTGATATACCTGTTCGCTACACCCGTCACGTCAGAAGACGAAGGAAGCGTGTATTCCTTCTCTCCTGTAACTGCTTTCGTTTCATCAGTTGGGCTATCTGCGTCCTGAATCAGTGTGTACGACTCGACAAGATCAGTCGCATACTCGAACCTCAAAGTAGCGTTTGAACTCGGGTGCGTAGAGTCCACCCAGAGCGACAGCGCAAGTTTGTCCTGGTTGCTTACACCGCCGTCAAACCACGGAGTTTCCAACTCGGCAGTCGTGTCGTAGTTCTGCTCCGATATCTGTGTCGGGTTGATAACGTCAACCGGAAGTTGCATGTAATAAACACGCTGGTTGTGCGCCCACCACATTCGATAAGCGTTGTACGAACTCGACACAAGAGCCGAAGAAATTGCTCTTCCTACTTGTGGAGATACCCACTTCACTTCCCATCCTCGACCGTCCCAGCCAAGAATGTGAGAAAGTCCTCTGGATGCACCAAACGTGGAATAGCCCACACCGGCCATTGCCATGACGCCTGTAAACGGTCGTGTCGCAAGAGTGCTCGTACTGCTTGCGGTAGTCGCATCAACAACTGCAAGCAACTCGTTGTGAGACTTGAGAAGTTGATTGATAGACCCGCGCCGGGTTGCAGGCAGTCCGTCGTCAAGGTCTGGGCCTACAACGTCTACAACAGTCTGGTCTGAACCTGCCTGGAATCGGTAGATAGCGTTCCCGGCTGAGTTAAACAGTTGTCCTCGAAAGACTTCATGCCCATCTCCACCTTGAGGATGGAAGGGAAGCTGAAGGTCTGTCGGAACGAAGCGAGTGTTTACGTTGTCGTGAACATAGAGGGTTGTTCGTGTGTGGGCATAAATGTGCTGCTCACGATCTGGGCCACGAGCAATCTCTAAGCCTGTGACAACCTGCCCGTCCACTGGCAAAAGCGCATCAGGCGTCCAACTGCCTGACAGGTCATCTGTGTAGTAAAGCTGGCCTGTTGCATCTATACCCCAGAGGAAGTCGTTCCAGAACACCACGTACTTGATATCGGTCGTGTTCGACGCCCAGGTATCTGAAGCCGTGGCGTAATGGACTTCTGATCCGGTCGCAATAACAAGCGTATCCGTCGCTGTATCGCTTGGATAAAGTTTCCCCGATGTCCAATCGGTCGCATCATTGTTAAGTGTGACAACCGACGATCCCCACGAGTCAGAACCGTTGCTGTAGACGTGAACCTTTGTTCCAACGCAGGAATAGATTTGATTCTTGAAGTCGGCAAGAAGAGTTATGTCGGCAACGGTTGAGTCCGCTGCTGTAGTGACTGCCTGTATCGGCAGGACAAGGTGGCCTCGATGACGAAGCTGCGCTGTAGACCACCACGCACGGTTGCCGTCTGTGCGGATGTCCATGACGTTGATACCGATACCGTCACGGAGGTCGGTCACTTCCCATGTGGAAGCAAGCGGGTTGGATGCGTCGGTCGTATCCCCGATAACGACTTTACCGGGAGGCTGTGAGATATCGAACCACGACACATCACCGTCCAGTTGATAACGCTCACCGTTAATGCTGATCTCGCCGTCTTGGATGATGCGCGCTGCCATTAACTGATCGACCTTCCAGACGTGAACTCAGCTACCCACTCAATGTCGTCGTTGGTACTTGCGGCGTTTCCCTGAAAGTTACTGAACCGTTCATGGATATCGAGAAGTTGAAGAGAGCCACCTGGCACTAACGTAATGCCGTAGGAACTCGTAACAGTCGCGGTACTGCCATCTCTACCGAGTCTCCCGATAAAGACGTTCCCGCTGTTTGCTGCCGGTGCTCTGAACTCAATCATAGTGACGACAGAACCAGCACGTATAACAGCTTGCGCTGCAAGGTCTCCCGAAAATTTCTCAGCAGTCCCGGCTGAGTTGATGTTGAGTCGTCCGAAGTCAACTGCCATTAGAAACCTCGTGCGTTAATCATCAACCCAGATTGTGCCTTGTGGAAGACGCTGACGACTCATCCACAATTCTGCAAGACCTTCAAGACGTTCTGCTTCAAGATGATCTGCTTCACGTCGCCCTGCGTAACGATTCCCACGAGCACGCATCAACCATGCAGTAGTCCGCATAATCAGGTACTCAGGCTCAACATCGCAGGTAGATGAATCAGCCGTTAAAGCGGTCGGCTTTTTGTAGCCTTCCATCTTGAGAAGAGAATAACGTGTCTGGTTGTAAGCAGTCCCGTTTAGAACCAACTCTCGACGGTCTTTGTCACGCGTGTAGTTCGCTCGGCTTACTCGACTCCATATAGAAGAGTCTTCAACGAAAGCCCGAACCTCATCCAGCCATACCGTAGCGGCCCCGATATCTGACGTGTGTATCAATCCAACAGAAATGATCGCTGTGTCGCTGTGCGGGTTTGCTAGAGCCACCTGATGCCGTGTCCACGTACCAGCGGAGGTCGCAGGTATGGCAAGTTCTTCTGTTGTAGCTGCGGCAGAGGCCGAAGCCGAAAGGCGAAGACGCAACTGTCCCGCAGTTAGCGCAACAGTGGATTTGATCCAGAACTCCACCGTGTCGTACCCGGACAGATCGAGCGAAGAAATGTTGTCGGAAGCAATGATGTCCGTTGCTCCCAGTCCAGCAGCAAGCACAAACTTATTTGCGCTATTCCCACTGGCGTAGTCTTCCCCGTCGGCACTAGCCGTTACGTCAGTGTCTACCAACTCGTCGAAGACCGTGTTGCAGTTATGAATCGAGGTCCACGTATACGAAGAGCGATAGTTCAAATGCTGCAAGCCTACAAACGCCGTTGGGAACTCGTAGTTCCTGCGATCCCTGTAGGTGTGCAAACTGATGTCTGTAGACGGAGGCGCACCCTTCCGAGTGATCGTCCGTACAGCCCGGTCAATCATGTCGTGGACACGCGCTGGAGGCATGTCCTCGTCCCAGGACTCGTAAGTATCTCCGTCCGCTGTTGAAGCGGCTAGGACATCTCCCCGAGTAGTAAACGTGGTTGAAGAACCGACGTATGAAGTCTGAATCCGAATCGCCCCGTCGTTTGTCCCAGACGTAAAGACGATGTGATTACCGTTCTCGTGGTCGTCGGCGTTAGGCATTTCCGCATCTACGCCGGTCGAGGTCGAGCCAGAACCAGTCATAGTCCCGACACGTATTGCACCGAGATTGTGACCTATAGATTTGCGAAGTTCTTCGCGAGTCTGCCCGACGATTACAGCCATGACTTAAACAGTTACTTCCATTTCGGGATGCGCCGAGGACATGTGCAAGCGAGTGTTCCGATTCTTCTGCTTAACAGTCCTACCCTTCATCGGCTTCTCACAGAATAAGCACTCCGAAAGGATTTCCTCAACCTTGACAGGCTTCGACTCAACCTTGACAGGCTCCGACTCAACCTCTGCTTCGATAACAAAAGTTTCGGGAACTACTTCTTCCTCTTCCTCAACTGGAGCAGCAACCTCGATTGGAGGTGCAGCCTCATTAACTGCGGCCACCGGAACTAACAGGTCTTCGGTAGGCGTGTTGGCGCGAATAAGAGCCTGTCGAACAAGTCGCTCTTCCTCGTCAACCTTCTGCTGTTCAATGTCCTGAAGTTGCGCCCACTCGTTCTTGTGACGGTGCTGCATGTGCAACCGCATCTGGAACTCACTGGCGAGATTGCCCGACTTGCAAACCGGAAGACCCATACGGTCATACACAGGACGGTCTTCAGAATCTGGATGGAGCATACAAAGCGTACTGCCACGCCACGGCTCGATTGCTGGCTTAACAGTCGTAAAGCAACGAACACCATCGTCGTTCACCTTGAGAAGTTGAGCGGCAAGCATGTTCCGGTTGACCTTACTCGGCTCACCCGTGAACTTGTCCCAGACAGTGACCCAGCCAGCAGACTCCATCTCTTCTATCGTGATTCCCCACGGAGTCTCTTTGCTTGGCATCTGAACCAAGCCGTCTCCCATGCCCGGAGAGATCGCATCCTGGGCAAGCAAGGCAAGTTCCTCTGGACGCATTTCTTCTTCGCTGTCTAGGACTTGGTTGCTAAGTTCTGCGAGTTCTTTCATCGAGGGCATCTATCGTTTGTCCTTCGCTAGTGAACCAGTGGTCTTTCGTCCGACAAGATTTCGTTGCTGCTTGTCTTTTTCGTCTTCGTAAGATGTCAAATAATCTTGCGCTGACATCGCCGGGATATCGTCCCAGTCGAACTTCTTGCCCCGCAAGTTGTCTGCGTAGTCCATGAGAGACGCTACAGTCTCCCAGACATGCCCACGCCCTCGCTCGTCTACTGTACCGCCGATGATGTTCAACTGCTTTGTTATTCCAAAGGCAGATGCTGGCCCCATATCAGTCCGATGCTCGACAAGCCGGTCGTTACGAACAACCTTGACGATCTGATACCGACGTGGAGGACCGAAGTCGGGAGAAGGTAGGTTTAACTCCTCAAGACTCCAGGCAGGTTCGTCCTTGCGGATAGAGAAGGTTCCGACTAATAGCGTCACGCAACAGGTTCCTGTTCTGCCTGCTCAAAATCGGTGACGCTAAACCCGCCATCACGAAGTTCGATCTGGTCAAGAGTAACTGTCTGGTTCTTGAGCATGTGGATCACAGATACCGTGGCATCAAGCTGCGACTGCAACTCGTTAAGTTCTAATAACTGCCTGCCGATGATCTCTTCTGCGCTCATAGGTCGCCTTTGCTCTGGAGGTTTTGAAGGTCGTTCAATACCTTTTGGGGGTTCTTCGCCTTCAAACCTTACCCTTGTTTCGTCAAGAGATAATCCTGTGAGGATAGCAACTTGCCTGTGCCAGAGATGGCGAGGCATGTCATCTTCCCCATTCCAGTCTAATGGGCCGTCTACCCAGGTATCAGTGTTCGCATCCCAGAAGGCTGGAATCTCTTGCACGAACTCAGGATAGTCCTCGAACATCTTTTGTTCCATGCAACAGACTCGTACACGGAGAGTTCTACCAAGATACGGATTTGACCAATCACCAATCCTTTGGAAAACACAATCACAAAGATCATCCCCGTGAGTCCAGACTATTTCTGGAATCTCACGAGAATGAAGATTTTGGCCTAATGGAAAACTATGTTCCAAACTACAGCCTCTTTGTTAGCCGACGTTACTGACTGTGCCATCAGCAATGACTTTTCGCAGCAAAGTGCCGTTAGATTGAATACCACTAGATGTCGTAATCGCTCCAGCAAATGCAGTTCCCTGCTTAAACACAATCGCTGAAGTCGGCTCTGTGGTCCCAAAAGCCGTTTCTGCGCCTAAGTAAAGGTTTTGGGCAACTACGTGAGCATCGCCGGTCGTGACCGTAAGGTCGCCGGTTGCAGCAGTTAACCCGCTTGCGTCTATGTTACCGACACGCGTGCCTCGGTAATAAAAGTCGAGCCTGGAGTTAGCGGAATCGTACCGCCACCCACTATGAATCGAAGATACTGCCATTTTGTTCTCCTAGATGCGAAAAGGTTCGCACCTGAATCTAGGTTAGTTGTTGCCCCCGCCCCGAAGGGCGAGGGCGTTTTTACCTATCGGCTAGGCGTTCCAGTCACGGTTTGCCTTAACAAGAAGGTAATCTACATCCATGATGGCAAGTTCAGTCGTGTTAGCGGCAGCAGCAAGACAAACAGCCAAATTGGTTGTTGTCGAACATGCACCTTTAACCGTCTGCTTCAAGTCACCGTCGATGTACCAACGACAAGTCCCGTTAGTATCAACTTCAAGTCTAAGGATTTGCCACTCACCAGCTACAGCGTCATCGTTTAGATCAACAGCAGTAGTAGTGGTTGAAGCCGTGGCAGTACCACCACTGTGGATGCCGTGCCAGTCTTCATCGTCAGTAAGTTCACTACTCAGGTAAAACCCAACACAATCCGCAGGGATAGTGATGGTTGTCGCTGAAGCGTTAATGACGATATCTTCAAGCTGCTCATCAACCGAAAGGATGCTGGTCAGCCCAAAGAATATTTCTTTAGTGTCCAAGTCGGGAAGTTGAACACGAGTTTCCAGAACAAGCGTCCCCATTAGCCCAACATCGAGACCGATGTGTGTGCCGATAAAGGTCGTGTCAGCGTCGGTATTGCCAGAAGTGATTGTTACAACGCCCGAAAGCGCGTCCTTACCTGCGATACCTGCATCAGAGTCCTCGAACCCCTCGCCACCGGCGTAGAAGGCTCCCAAATCCGCTGTATCAGCGGTTAGTGCCAGAGTGTCCCCGACTCCAAAAAAGTCGTTGAAAAGTCGGATACGTCCCACTTCTCCTTGAGCGTTTATAGCCATTTTCTATTACCTCGTCCCCTTACCGATAAGGCGGGTTTGGGACTAATTGTTTAGAGACTCTAATTGAGCCTCTAACTAGCATCGTTAGCTAGTCGGAGTAGTTGCGTCACTCTGAATCTCGAAGAGCCAGTTGCCCGAAGATCGCTCGGCGTACGCGTACTCGTCGCGGTGAAGCATGTTAGTGCCACCACCACCGATGAACTCGTCACGAACCATCTTCACAAACGGCGCACGAGCCTGACACAGAACGATGGCTCCACCGGGACCGGAGGCGAAAACGCCACCCTTTGCGTCCGGGGTCGAGTCAAGCGGAATGTTGTCGTCCTGGAAGAACGCTGCGTCTGCAATCGGAAGCATGTAGCCTCTGCCGTAAACTTCAGCGGTCGAACCAGCAGGAATCGGGTACGTCCCTACTCCTGAAATCAACTCGTCGTACAGGTCTTTCGCCTGAAAGCCGTGGAGCACGAAAGAAACCGGGCCATCCCACGTCTCGGTAGCGTTGCTGCGGATGCGAAATACACCTGCGGCCACATGCCCGGACGTAAGGGTCGTGCCAGTTCCGCAAAGGGACGTGGTAGCACCGTCAAGAACGGTGATGCCGTCAATGTCCTTCTTGCGCTCAATAGCGTTCTGAGCAAGCGCACCCGTCTTCGCAATCACGTTCTTCGAGACGTTGCGAGCCGCACGGTCCGTAAGGAACGTGTGAACCGAAATCATTTCGGGCGTGATTGAAAACGGAGTGTCTGCGAGAACCTGGGGATTGTCTTCCTCAGTGGTCTCGGTGATTGCTGATGCAGTCAACTGCGCCAGCGAGATTTCTTTCCACGTATTGCCAACTCCCGTACCGAGTTTTACCCGGTCGGCCAGTTGTGCTATCACGCCCTTTGTCTCTCGAATGATCCGGGCCTGATTCACAATATCTGGGAGAGAGTCGGCAAGAGAGGATGTATATGTCGTCCCTGTTGCCATATTGTTCTCCGGTTAAGAGCCTATCCCCAGCTACATGTTTCCACGTTTTTGCTGGATTGCGATGGCTCGTGCTGTGTCGTCGCTTCGTCCTGCGGCGTAATCCGCCATGAACTGTGCATCTGACTGAGAACCCGATTGGCTCCCCCCGGAATCCAGTTGGTTTTCTGGACCGCCTGCGGGAACAACCGACTTCTTAGCTTCAGCCGATGCTGTCTCTGCCCTAGATGACGCAACCTTCCCCGCCTCGGCAGCAATCTCCGCAATAGCTTCTCCGAGGTAACTGAACTCTGGAGACAAGGCGTTATTAGCGTCCTGAAACTCCGAAATCCTCGTCACCCCGAAAGCGGCTACCTTGTTGAGAGCAGTCTCGATTGGCTCGGAAAGGTTGTGCTTTTCGGTAAGGTCTTTTGTGAAAGCCGTCAACATCCCCATCGCAGCATTTTGATTCTGTTGAACCACCTGCTGTTGCTGGGCTGTCTGTGCTTCGGTCAACTGTTCGGCTTGCGCTTCGCTCCGCAATCTTCCCGCAAGATTGTCGCCTGCTTCTGCGACCCGCTGGGCATACATATCTGGCGTAAGCCCTTGTTGATCGTAGAACGTCGCGAGGTCTCTGCGGTGCGCCTCAACCTGCGTTTCTATCACCTGCTGAGATGCTGCTTCTGCGGCCTGGGCTGCTACTTGTCTTGCTTCAGCCTGTGCCGCTGCGATCTGCCTGTCCGCTGATGCCTGAAGATTACGGAACTCTTCGGTATCTCTTATGTTTACCGGAGATGCAACTTCTTCAGCAGGCTCTTCAGCAGCAGGCTCGCTTGCCGTTTCTTCCGGTTCATCAGTAGCTTCGGGTTCCGACGCGACCGCTACAGGCTGATCCTCTTCCGGTGACTCTGCGGGGGTTTCCTCGTCGAGAATGTCGTCGGGGCCAAGTTGATAAACCTGGGCCTCGCTTACATCGCTCGCAACAAAAGATTCCTCGGCAGCTTCTACTGAAGGAGAATCAACAACTGCCTCAGTTGTCGAAACCGTATCTGCTGGTGTAACCAAATGAAGACTCCTAACTACGCCATAGTGTAGCGCATCGGTTTTGAATCGCTATATATAGGGGTGCTAACGGACTG